TGGACAACTCATGCCTAGCTACAGCGCCCTCGGCGAAGTCTGCGAGGACGTGGGGCTTCCCTACGCGCGAATCCAGTGCGCCCCGCGCGACCCGGACCGAGTCCCCAGCCCGCCATTCATGGTGCTCATGCCCCAGCGCGGCGGCACGGTGACGGGCTCGAACCGCGTCATCGCCGACCATCGCCCCTACGACGTCGAACTCTATACCGACGGCTCCGACATGGCGCTGGAGAAGCGCATCAGGCAGGCCCTCAAGGCCCACGGCTTCACCTATCAGCCCGATTCGGTGCCCATCGGCGGAAACATCATCAAGAGCGTCTGGTCAGTGTTCGTCACCGAGGACGAGTGACGCCGACCGGAAACCCCAACAACAAACCCATAGAACGAAGGGAGGTTGACCGACATGGCCAACTTCTTCTACTACGGCTGCTCCAAGCTCATGGTCTCGCCGCTGAACACGACCACCGGGGAGTACGAGACCCCCTGGGAGGAGAAGTACGCGAAGCAGGTGGGCATCGCCAACGGCAGCTCCTCCTCCAACAAGTACTACGGCTCCAACAAGGTCATCTTCAAGGACAACGGCAGCGCCGGCAAGTCCCTCGACGTGCAGACCTCCGCGTTCTCCGATGACTTCTACGTGAAGTGCCTCGGTCAGCAGGTCGTGAACGGCGTCCGCATGGAGGGCCCGAACGATGTCGCGAGGCCCTTCGCGCTCGGCTGTCAGCTTGAGGGCGACGAGGGCGGCATGCGCATGTGGTTCCTGTACACCACCTCCGACGTGCCGACCATGACGCCGTCCACCAACACCGACAGCGCCACCGAGGTCTCCATGAGCGCAGCCATGGAAGCCAATCAGACTGAGATCACGGTCAACGGCGCCAAGGTCAAGAAGACCGTCCTCTACTGCGAGTACGGCCAGCCCGGCTACGACACGTTCCTCGATAGCGTGCCGACCACCATCAGCGAGACCACGACCGGCAACAACGGTTAGTCCCGCGCATCCAGACAAACACAAATCACCAGCTAGACGGGGTGCCCTCGGGCGCCCCGTCTTAGGTTATGACTAGGAGAACCCAGATGGCAGAGTTCGACAACCGCGAGACGATTACGTTTGGCGGCGAGGAAATCGAGGTGGCCGCAAGCAACGGTGCCTGCGTGATCTACGCCGACCAGTTCCAGGGCGCCCCCGGCGTGACCGGGCGACTCAAGAGCGACCTCATCGCCCTCTACTCGACCCACGCGAGCATCAACGCCTACGACGAGAACACGGGCAAGAAGCTCGTGGACGAGGACGGAAAAGAGATTCCCGGCCGCATGACTGACTACACGGACGTCCCGAGCATCGTCGGCATCGTGTGGGCGATGGCACGCGCGGCAGGCTCCACGAAGCTGAGCTTCGCGAAGTTCCGCCAGAAGTTCCTCGAATCCTCGAGCAACTACAGCGAGTGCGAGGAAGTCTTCGACAAGCTGCTCTTCGGACTGGCCCAAAGGGCCTTTTTTCGTCAGCAAGACGGACCAGCTGACGCTCAGTAACCCCACGCGCGATGCCACCGCCGAGGAGTACGAGGCGACCGCCGAGTCCATGGCGTGGCCTGACCTCTCCATGGTCAACGACCTCGTCTCGATGGGCGTCCCACTAGACGTCGCGTGGGACATGCCACCCAACGTCTCGATGAAGCTCACGGCCATCCGCGCGGCATCCCTCATCAACCCGAAGAATCGCGTCGGCGGCTCGGTCATGGGCACCTCCGCCGACCTCAGATCACTGCTCAGCTAAAGAGTTAGGGGCATCCCGTGGCAGGAGAATTCAAGGGCCTGACCGTCAAGTTCCGCGGCGATGCCACGGACCTCACAGCGGCCCTCCACACCATCAACTCAGAGACTTCCAGCGCGCGCCGCAACGCTCAGGACTTCCAGCGCGCGCTCAAGTTCGATTCGGGCAACACGACGGCGCTAAAGGGTCTCATCGGCGAGACGGGTCAGCAGTTCCTCAAGGCAAGAGAGCGTGTGGACGAACTCCAACAGGCGCTCGAGAAGGCCGACGACCCGAACGCGATGCGCAGGCTCCAAGCGGCGCTCGCAGCGGCCGAGGCCAATGCGCAGCAGCTCCATGGGCGCCTGCTGGACCTGCAGGGCGACCTTGCGGTGCAGAGTACCTTCATGGGGCAGGCCGCGACGGGCCTGCAGGAAGCCGGCTCGCGCATGCAGAGGGTCGGCAACGGCATGGCGGACGTCGGCGACAAGCTGACCACGCACGTCACGGTCCCTCTCATGGCCATGGGTGGTCTGGCCATCGACTCGGCCGTTGACATCGACACGGCGCTCACGGGTGTCCGCAAGACGGTGGACGGCACGGAGGAGCAGTACCAGCGGCTCAAGGAAGCAGCCATCGAGCTGTCGAAGACTCAGCCGATCAGCGCGACTCAGATCCTCGACGCCGAGGCGCTGGGCGCTCAGCTTGGCTTCGGAATCGACGAGATCGAGAGCTTTGCGAACGTCGTGAACTCGCTCGACGTGGCCACCAACATGAGCTGGGAACAGGCCGCGACCAACCTCGCGCAGTTCGCCAACATCACGAAGATGAGCCACGACGACGTCGAGCGCTACGGCTCCACCATCGTCGCCCTGGGCAACTCCTTCGCGACCACCGAGTCGGACGTCTCCGACATGGCCATGCGCGTCGCCGCGGCTGGCACGCAGGTCGGCATGTCCGAGGCCGACATCCTCGGACTCTCGACGGCGCTCACCTCCATGGGCATCAACGCCGAGGCGGGCGGCACCGCAATCTCCACCATCATGTCGGAGATTGACAAGTCCGTCTCCAGTGGCTCCGACAGCCTCAAGACGTGGGCCGACACCGCGAACATGTCGGTGGACGAGTTCGCCAAGAAGTGGTCGACCGCCCCGGTCGAGGCTCTCGGCGACGTGCTCTCGGGACTCGAGAGCGCCACCGAAGAGGGCTCGAACATGTCGCTCATGCTCGACGACCTCGGCATCTCCTCGCTGCGCCAGACCGACGTCATGAAGCGCCTCGCGGGCAACTCCCAGCTGGTCAGCGACGCCGTCGCGACAGCCAATGGCGCATGGAGCGAGAACAGCGCCCTCCAGAAGGAGGTCGACAACCGCAACGAGTCCGCCGCGGCGAAGTTCGAGGTGCTCCAGAACCGCGTGAAGGCGGTGGCCACCGAGGTGGGCGAGCCCCTCGTGGACGCCCTCATGGACGTGGTCGACATCGCGCAGCCCATGGCCGAGAAGGTCGAGGGCATGGCCAAGGCGTTCTCGCGAATGAGCGAGGACGAGCAGAAGGCCATCCTCAAGAACGTCGCAATGGTCGCGGCCGCGGGCCCGATGCTCTCCGTGTTCGGCCGCATCACGTCTGCCGTGGGCGGCGTCACGACCGGGCTCGGCAAGGGCCTAGAGGCCGTCGTGCGCTTCACCGCCGTCACCAAGAACGGCGGCTCGCTCATGGAGGGCTTCTCGTCAGCCATGGGGCTGGGCGCCGACAAGGCGGGAGCGCTCTCGTCGGCACTGGCCAACATCGGCAAGGGGCTGGCCATCGGCGGTGTCATCGCGCTCGTCGCAGCCGGAATAAAGACCATCGCCGACGAGGCCGCAGAGGCAGAGCAGAAGACACGCGACTTCGCCGACGCAACCAGCGGACTTCGCAGCGCCACATCCGACCTCGGCTCGAACCTCTCCGACGTGGCCTCCTCCATCGGTGACGTGGGCGATAAGGCCGGTGACGCGTGGATCAACATCGACAACCTCGCGGCCGCTCAGGCCGACATGGCCCGCGAGTTCGCCAACAGCAACAAGGAGACCGAGACCTCTCTCGCTCGCCTTGAGGGTGCCAAACAGACCATCGAGCAGTACGTGGGCCAGACCGGGCTGTCCGTGCAGGAGCAGGGCAGGCTCAGGGACGCCATCCAGCTCGTCAACGACGCGTGCGGCACCCAGTACGAGGTGGTCGACGCGGCGAACGGCGTGATCAAGCAGCAGGGCGACGAGGCCAAGATAACCGCCGACAAGCTCGCCGAGCTCATCGAGCAGCAACAGCAGCAGATTCGCGTGGAAGCGCTCTCCGACCAGCTCACGAAGGCCTACAAGCAGCAGGCCGACGACATCGAGGCGGTCGCGAACAAGACGCGCTACCTCAAGGAAGCGGAGGAGACCGCAGCCAAGCAGCGCGAGGACCTCAAGAAGTCGCTCGACGACGGCAACATCAGCTGGTCCGAGTACCAGGCGAGGATGGCGGGCGTGGACGGCTACGTCCAGAACGCGAACGACGACCTCGACAAGGCCAAGGAGCTGCTCTCCGCGTCGAACGACGCCATCGACAGCCTGAACACCCAGCTCGGCGCGACCGAGGCCGTGGCGTCCGGCAGCGCGACCAGCATCGCGGACCTTGCGGGCGCATCGACCGAGGTGACGGCGGCGCTCTCCGACACGCAATCCATCCAGGACTTCGCGCAGACGCTCGAGGACGCCGGAATGAGCGCCGAGGACTTCAAGAGCCTCACCTCTGACCAGCTCATCGAGCTCGCGGCCAACTACGACGGCACCTTCGAGTCCATCGCCGGCATCATCGCGAGCAGCGACATCGGAGGCAAGGCGGGCGAGAAGGCCAAGGAGGTCACCGAAGCCGTCGAGGGCGAGGTCGGCAACACGCAGGCGGCGGCTCAGGCGCAGAGCGCGGCGGCAGCGACCGCAGGCAACTTCGACGCGGCTACCAATGCCGGCATCAACGCCAAGGGCCTGCCAGACGCGCTCCGGGCGCAGCTCAGCCCCGTGGCCACGACGGCAGGGCAGCTCAAGACGAGCGCCGAGAGCATGGGAAACATCGGCAACCAGTACCAGCATGGCTTCGCGGCAGCAAGCTCGCTTGGCAGCGGCATCAGGGGCGCCAACGGACAGGTCGCCAGCGCGGCAGGCTCGGTCCGCTCGTCCGCCAGCGGCATGACCTCCGTCGGAGACACCTATTCGTCCGGCTACCACCTCAGCAGCAACTTCGCGGCAGGCATCCGCGCGGCACGGTCACTCGTGAGCAGCGCCGCATCGGCCGTCGCGAGCGCGGCGAAGGGCGTTCTCGGCCACTCCGTGCCGAAGGAAGGGCCACTCCATGAGGGCGGACGCGGCGAGGCACTCTACGGCGAGCACCTCGTGCAGAACTTCGCGCAAGGAATGCTCAACAAGCAGAAGGAGGTCGAGAGCGCAGCGCGCATGGTCGCGCAGTCCGCTCGGAACGGCCTCACCTCGGTCGACGACATCTACAACCCGACGATTTCGGTCGTTCCCAGCGAGATCGAGACGCAGACGAAGGCGCTCGCGTCGCTGCTGGGCGCCGACGGCTTCTCGGCTGACGGCAGGCCGCGCGTCGAGGTGACCATCAACGGCGTCTCAGGGCCGGAAGAGACGGCAAGCGCGCTTCTCAGGGCGCTGACGCTCGCAGGAATCAGCTAGGGGGCATGGCATGGCAACGACCATCAACCAGAAGCCGAACCGCAATATCAGGTCCCTCGGGGCGCCCGTGCGCGGCAGCAAGGGCTCCCTCGTCATGACGTCCAAGCTGGCGTACCCGGCGTACCTCGTGAGCGACAAGAACCCCGGCCGCTGTCAGGGATGGGATTACGTCTGGACGATAACCACGTACAACCTCAACACCAAGAAGACCAAGAACTACACCGTCAAGGGCAGGACGTCCACGGTCAAGCTCGAGCAGGTGGCGATCAACCTCAACAAGTTCAAGGCCACCAACGGCAACACCTACACGCGCTCGAACTTCTACCCCGTGAGGGGCGCGTGGGCCATCCGCAGGGTGGCCGTCAGAGTGAGGCCGTTCAACGCCAAGGGCGTCGGCGAGTGGGCGAGCAATTACAGGGACTTCGTTCAGCCGAGAAGGCCATCGATCACCGTAAAGCAGACCACGAGCGGCACGATCGAGTACACCATCAAGCAGGACGAGGGCCAGGACTACCGCGAGAACTGGGCCATGCGCTTCCAGGTGTGGGTCTACAACTCGCGCACGAAGGAGAACAGGCTCGTCAAGGACGCAAGCATCTACAAGGGGTCGGCTCTGTCCTACAGCGGCTCGGTCGACATCCCTGACCGCATGATGCTCACCGTCGATGAGTACGAGCGCATCACCATCAAGGCGTGGGCGCGCGGCCTGTGGGGCGCATCGGAGACGGCGACGAGGATCTATTACGTCTCGTGGCCGATGCGACCGACCATCGGCCGCATCGACTACGGCGATGCGACCCCCGACTCCAAGGTCACCATCAACGTCGAGACGAACTACCACCCATCACTGAATCGTGGCGTCGAGCATCCCATCACGGGAATCCGCCTCGAGACGCTCGTCAACAAGACGTACAAGAAGGCGTCGGACATCCCCGCAGACGAGAGCTGGACCGAGACCGACATCGTGGACGACGGCAACTGCTGGGCGATGTCCACGATGGCGGCGAGCGTCTGGCCGTCTCCCGGCCACACCTCGTGGGTGCGCATCAAGGCGTGGAACGACCTCGAGGGCTACTACTACCTCTACAGCACGCCACGCCGCCTCGAGCGCCTAGAGACGCCCGCGAGCACCGCCGAGGACGATGCCGTAAACATCATCTCGGTCACGCCGGGCGAGAACGGTGAGAGCGCCTTCGTCCTTCTTGGGTGGGACAGCGACGACTCGACCGGGACCGAGCTGACGTGGTCGGATAACGAGTACGCATGGCGCTCGGCCAAGGCCCCCGAGAGCTACCCATTCACGTGGGATGACGGGCAGGCGACCGTCGGCGACGTGACCTACGCGAAGACGGCGAACGTCCATGTCCCCGACCTGAGCGAGGGCGTCCGCTACTACTTCCGCGCGCGCCGATACCTCGAGGGCGACGAGGCCACAAGCTACGGCAAGTGGAGCAACCTCATGTCGCTGGTGCCGTACGCGATGCCGACGGTGGCCACGCTCAACGCGTCACCGTCCGTCGCACGCGGTAGCGCACTGCCGCTGTCCTGGACCTACGACACCAACACCGCCCAGCGGCGGTGGGAGGTGATCACCGGCACCACGACCACGGCGACCGACTCGGCTGGCAAGGAGCGCACGCTCATCGACGAGTCCAAGGCCATCGTCGTGGTCGCAAACGGAGACGGCGAAGCGGGCTCGACGGTAATCGACGCCAGCAGGATGGCGACGCTCACCTCCGGGCTCGACTCGCTCGCGCTCGCGGTCCGCATCAGCACGGGAAGCGGCGTGATCACATCGGATGCCGTGACCGTGCACGTCGCGGACGCGCCGAGCGTCGCGCTGACGCTTCCGGAAACCGTCACGTCCCAGCCGCTCAGCTTCGGTGCGACGGCAACCGTGCCGGCATCGCTGGTCGTGATCGTCACCGCGACGGGAACGCCCCACGATCACCCGGACGGAACGCGCCTGCAGCCGCAGGGTGACACCGTATGGAGCGCGGCACTCACGCCGGAGTGGACCGAGGTGACCGACGAGGGGACGGGCGTCACATCGTACACCGCGACCGTCTCGGCACCAGAGGGACAGGCGCTCTATCAGAGCGCCGGGTACGACGTGCTGGTACGCGCCACCGACCCGAGGACCGGGCTCTCGTCCGAGGACGCGACGGGCTCGTTCGAGGTCGCATATGGCCACGTGCCACCCATCCCGCCTGACGAGATCACCGTCGCGCCCTACGACGACATCGACGACACGGGCATCCGCAACATGGGAGCGCTCGTATATCTGGCCACAGACGCGACCATGGCTGAGACCGACGTGTACGACGTCTACCGCCTGACTCCTGACGGCGCGACCCTCATCGCGAGCGACCGGCAGCAGGGCGAGTACGTCAACGACCCCTACGCCCCGTTCGGCGAGGACGTGACGCTGGCATATCGCGTCGCGATCCGCACGGCCGAGGGCATGGAGGAGTGGCGCGACTACGAGTACGAGCTCACGTGCGGGCTGACGCGCATCGACTGGTCGGACGGATACGTCGAGCTGCCCTACAACCTGACGCTCAACGAGGCGTGGGAGAAGGACTTCGAGGCGAGACGCCACCTTGACGGCACGATCGACGGCTACTGGAACCCCGGCTCACAGCGGACCATGACCATCACGACCGACCTGCGCAAGGCATGGGACGCCGATGTATCCGAAGCCATTCGCAGGCTCGCGAATCACACGGGGCCGTGCCTCGTGCGCACGCACACGGGACTGTGCTTCATGGCAGACGTGCAGCCGAGTTCCTACAGCTGGACCTACAACAGCAGCGTGATGCCCATGGGCTTCGACGTGACAGAGATCGAGCTGCTCGACGACTTCATGGCAGTGCTGCCAGTTAGCGAGGACAGCGAAGAGAGCGAGGGATAGCCCATGGCCATCGACTGGACGCGCGGATACCGCGTGGCGGCATGGCGTCTCTTTCGCGTCAACCGCGGCACATGGGCCGACGCCGACGAGGTTGGCGGGCTCTACTCAGCCACCATCAACAGCGACGCCGAGGACCCCACCATCCAGCACGCCGACCTGATCGTGGACGTGCCAGTGGGGGAGCGGTTCGAATCGGGCTACTACCGCATTGCCATGACCGCGCAGCAGGGCGGCGAGACCGAGCGCGTCGACGTGGCCACGCTGCTGTGCGAGTCGACCAGCGACATCGTGGACAGGGGCTATGCGGCACTGACTGTCGTAGGGCAGTCAGTGCTCTATCCCGCGTCCACCGACAAGCTCGCGATAGGCTCGTACGCGCCAAGCGGCGTCGATGGCGCAGAGTACGCGGCCGAGCTGCTGAGGGCGTCCATCAATGCGCCTGTGATCGTCCAAGGGCATTTCACCCTGGACAACCACGTCGTCTTTGATGGCTGCTCCGTGCTTGATGCCGCGCGGCTCGTGCTACGGGCTGGCGGCTTCGCCATCCGCATCGACGGATACGGCAGGGTGATCATCGCCCCAGCCATCACGGAGCCGTCGCTCATCCTGGACAACGCAGGCGCGCGGCTTCTGCAGCCGTACGTGGCCCGCTCGCTCGACTACTCGGGCGTCCCGAACGTCTATCGCGTGACGCAGGGCGCGCAGGTGGCCGAGGCGGTCAACGACGACCCGGACTCGCCCACGTCCACGGTGACGCGCGGATGGAGGGCCGTCGAGGTCGAGGACAACCCTATCAGGGTCAACGGCGAGACGCTCGGCGGCTACGCCGAGCGGATGCTCGAGGAAATATCCACGGTGCCAGACAGCAGGACCTACACACGCGAGTGGTGGCCGGACGTGCACGTCGGCTCGCTCGTGCGCGGGGCCATCGCGTCAGTGGGCATCGAGGGGCTGTTCCGCGTCGACTCGCAGCGGCTCACGTGCGACAAGGGTATCACGGTCGAGGAACAGGCGTCGAGGGAGGTGAGGACATGGCAGAGGGGATAAGCGCGAGGATCTCGTGGGCGCTCTCGAAGGCCATCAAGGGCGCCAGCTCTGACAACCAGAGCGGCCGCTCGCTGATGACCGCGACGGTCACACGAAAGGATCCTGACGGCACCGTGTGGGTCCGCATGACGGGCTCGGACATCGACACACCCGTGAACGGTCTCGCGACGAGCGACGTCAGCGCGGGAGACGTGGTGCAATGCCAGATTGACGGCACGGCACTGTCGGTCACTGGCAACGCGAGTGACCCCGCCGTGGGTGCATCCAAGGCATCCCAGATGGTCAACGCTGTCGTGAGGCCAATTCGCGTGGCGGTAAGCACGGCCCATGGCATCGCAAAAGCAGCCGAGAAGGTAGCTAATGCCGTCAACCAGCACTTCTGGACGGATGGCAGCGGCGTGCATGTCACCCAAGTCTCCCAAGAAGAGTGGCAGACCAACAACACAGGCCCCAACGTGCTCATCAACTCCATCGGCCAGCTCTTCCGCGACGGGCTCAACAACCTCCTGACCATGACCACGGAGGACGGCGCCCGCGCGATGGCAGTCTGGGACGGACTGGGCAACGGCGCGTCGAACATCCTCGCGTACTTCGGCGAGATGGTGCGCATCGGCCGCAGCAACCAGGGGCACGTCGCCATCAGCACCCACGAGAGCACGGAGGACCGCGACCCGAGCTATGCGGAGATGAGCCTCTACGGCGCCGACGGCGCCACGAAGGACATCCGCATCTACAGCCGGGACGCCGCCATCGGCGACGACTTCGACGACTACGACCTGCTCTGCCCGGCGACCGGCATCGAGTTCATGGGCGGCCACACGGTCGGCAAGACATCGATCTACACCATGGACGAGGACCAATACGGCACCGGCAACCCCGACAACCACCTCTACATCACCAACGGCAGCAAGTCGGTCACGACCGACTCGAGCGTCGAGATCCAATCGCAGCGCAAGTGGATCGGCGACGACAGCAAGTACAACCTGGCGGAGATGTGGACGAGCACCGGCGCCTCGGGCAACTACCCGAGCGCGGGCATATCCGTGCAGTCCGGCGACAAGGTGGTGGATGTCTATGTGCAGACGTCCTCCTCGGCGTCGACGGCGTACGTCCACGCCGACAGGGCGTACGTCGCGGACAACCTCATCACCACCGCCATCGGCTGGACCAACCTGCCCCCGAGCACGCCGGCCAAGGCGTGGACCGCGGCCCCCACCCC